TCATTGAGCCATACTAAATCTGAATTTCTTTTTCTTTTCATATCTCTAATTTCATCTTTAGTAAGTTCTCTGTCTCTGTAACCGCCTGTTCTAGCTAAAGATTCAGAATGTGATAATCCATATTTAATTATGTCATCACACAATCTTGGAGGTAAAGCAGATTGAAAATACCAATAATAATTAGATATATTCATAAGTTATTGTTTGAACAAAGTTCAAAGATTCTTTCTGTTTGTTATTTATATAATACATATTTGGTGATGGAAACATAATAAACATATTATCTTTTAATTCTATGTCCCAACTTCTTCCTTTTCTTCTATTATCATCATAGTAAATTCTAACCATACAATCAATTGTATTAATTCCATATAGACATATATAATCAGGTGAGTTTTTTAAATCTACAGGATCAATATGTAATAAAGGTTCTGTTTTTTCATTTGGAATATAAACAGTTCCCCAGCTTTTTTTATTAACTAAATTTATATCATAGTTAAGATTTACATATTCTCTAATATAAGTATTTAATTTGTCAAAATCCCTTGAAAAAGTAAAATCTTTTTTATTATAAAAAGATTTAAAAATTGATTGTGATAATTCTAAAGCATTTATTTCAAAACCTTTAGGCATTGAAACATCACCGAAGTATAAAGCTTGCTCTGTTAAAACTTTCTTTTGCATACCACCACCAGATATATATTATGCTAGACTATTTGTCAAATCCCAGGCTTGAGTTTCTTCATTCCAAGCATAATACCATCCATGAGTGTTAGCTGTATTTTGATCTTCTTGTTCTTGAGTTAAAGCAGGTGCATCACCGATTGGAGATTTCCAAGATGCAGTTGCAATATGTTTTACCCATGAAGCATAAGGTTTTTTAGGCCAGAAGATTTCATTATCTTCATCCCAAGTATAACCAATCCCTGCATAGTTTCCTCTAAATGGAGTTCCACCATTTTTATGTTGTCCGCCAGATGTGTTGTAAGAAGTTTGAATCCACATTTGTGCAGGCCAATTATTGTGTGTCTCTAAATATTGTTGACCTACTGCTTCGTCTTCAACTCCGTCAGCGTTTAACATATCAGAATTATTTAAAGTTAACACTTGAATAACTTTACTGTTCGCTCCTAATTTTGCAAAGTGTGCCATAATTATATCCTATTATATATTAAGTTTATTATTTAGTAAATACATTCTATTATTGATATTTGTATCTAATAATAACAATTCCTGAACCACCTGCTCCACCAGATGCAGCTCTACCACCACCTCCAGCACCTCCTCCAGTATTTACTGTTCCTGCAGTTCCTACAGAACCTTGTGTAGCACCGCCTGCTCCACCTCCACCTGTTCCACCTGAACCCGCTGATGTTGTCACATTGTAATTTGAACCACCTCCTCCACCACCACCAGCATAAGCTGTTGGACTTGTTGAAATTGAAGTTGTTGTACCATTACCACCACCTCCTGCTTGTCCACTTGCACTATCTGATCCTGCTTGTATAGCACCGCCACCTCCTGCAGCACCATAATTTAATGGTCCTGCTCCATAATCTCCTCCATCTCTACCTTGAGGAGGACTTACAGGAGGAGTATTTCCTGATCCAAATGTACCAATTTGTGGACTACCTGCACCTGCTCCACCACCTGATCCACCACTAAGAGCACTTGCAGCAGGTGAACCACCACCACCTCCTCCTGCTGATGTTATTGTTGAAAAAATTGAATTTGAACCACTAGTCCCTGCAGACGCAGTTGAAGCAGAACCAGCACCACCTCCTCCAACTGTAATTGGATAACCTGTAACACTAACTGGTAAAGATGTTGTTGCTAATGGAGAGGCACAATAAGAACCAGGATTGAATCCTTCTCTAAAACCACCTGCACCACCTCCAGCACCTGAAAAAGCAGGTGGAGCTCCTCGACCACCACCTCCTCCGCCTGCAACTACCAGATATTCTACTGTGTCTGAACCAGATGGAGTTCCAGCACAAGAAACACAGAAAGTACCTGGTCCAGTAAAAGTATGAATTTTGTAATCGCCACAACAAGTAATTGTTCCTCCTGTAGCTGTTACATATTGAACATTTTCTTCTTGTGAGGTATCTGTTGATTCGTTGGTGACTAACCAACCTTTTGTACCATCAACATAAATAAATGTTTTAGAAGTTCCGTTTGTACTATAAGTAGGATTTATAGTTCCATCTACTCCACCAATCGGTGAACCATTTCCAGCTACTGTTAAATTATTTGTTGCAAATGTGAATGCGTAATCTTTAAATGCTACAATATCACCTGCAGAAGGTGTTGCTGGAAGTGTTAAAGTTATTGCTCCAGAAGTTGTGTTTACAAAATAACCATTACCACTCACTGCTGTAAACGATGCAGTTTTAGCTGTGGTGTCCCAAGTGACAGTTCCAATATTTTGGAAAACTCCTTGGTCTAACATTGTAGTTCCGCACGATACTACTCCCATTATGAATCTCCTTCTATCTTAGATAAATTAATTTTAAACTTCTCTCCAGATATATTATTTATCATAAATATATCATCTTTTCCTTCTTGTAAAGTCCAATTTCCTTTAGTTCCATCCACAATATTTCCTTCATTTTTAGCCTGATTAGATAAATGTAAATCTCCAGTATATAAATTTCTCCACACATTACCAGAAGCTCCTAAATCATAAGTGTCATTTGCACCAGGCACAATATTTCCTGTAGCAGTTATACTTCCTGAAATAACATCACCAGCAGTAATATTTCCTAAATCAGCTGTAATATCTACTATATTAGTTCCATCAGAATATACAATTTTGTATCCTTTATCTGTAGTAGACCATGTAGCACCAGTTCCAGAACTGGTTTTAAATGTGACAGTGAAAGCACCTGTTGTTGCATTTTCAATTAAATAAGTTTTTTCAATTCCATCTGGAATAACAACATTTACGTTTGAAGTAATAGTTCCCGTTAATCGTATAACTTGATTTTTACCATTTGACAAAGCACCATTTGAAAAAGTTAAAGTGGCACCGGTTGTTGCATTTAAAGCAACTGCATCATAACCACCGATTGCTTGTTCTAAAATAAGTAAATTAGTATTTGTAATTTGTCCCCAAGTTCCTGAGTTTTCTCCAGTCGCTTGTACGGTTAGTTTTAAATTAGCTGATGTAGTATTTGCCATATTTTAGATTCCTTAAATTATATCATAATATTTCATTTATGCGGCAGTGTCAACTTCCGTCCATGGTTGGATAGTTCCTGTATTTACTTCACTCCACATAATATTTTTAACAGTTCCTAATGACATTGACATAGAAAGCCCTGTAATTTCAGCACTCGCATCATCTGCAGTAGCGGTACCTTCTTGCATAGTCAATTCTTGACCGGTTATATTAATTAAACTATTTGCATCTAAAACAGCTGTTCCAAGAGAAGCGGATAAAGCAAAACCGGTTAAAGAAATATTTGCATCTCCAGTAACATCTGGAGCGTTTTCTTGCATAGTCAATTCTTGACCAGTAACTGAAACATCTGCGTTAGCAGATGCAACAACACTACCTTGAGCTACAGATAATAATTCACCAGAAACTGTAGCAAATGTATTTGCGTCTAAAGTTAATGTTCCTTCTGTAGCAGTTAATTCTTGACCTGTAATGTCTACATTTGCTTGTCCAGTGATAGTCACAGAATCTAAGTTAGCAGACAAAGCTTGACCTGTTGGAAAAACTTCAACACCTATAAATAAACTTACATCACCTTGTGTTGCTGTTAATGGTTGACCGGTTAAAGAAACATTTACATCTATAACAACACCTGGACTGGTTTCTTGTATAGTAAGTTCTTGACCGGTTACTTGCACATTAACACTGGTTGAACCTGTAGCTGCAAAAGGACTTTCTGCAAAAGCTGTTATACCAAAAGCCATGAGCTACTAAACCTCTTCTAATTTGAACTTATATTTTTTACCTGATTTGTTATTGAATAAATAAAGATCTTCAGCACCCTCTTGAATAGTCCAATTACCCTTTGTACCATCAACTGCGTTACCTTCTTCTTTTGCTTCATTAGATAAATGTAAGTCTCCAGTGTATAAGTTTCTCCAAACATTTCCTGATTCACCTAAATCATAAGTGTCATTTGCTCCTGGAACAACATGACCAGTAACAGCTAATTCTGAACCATCAAATGTTAAATTAGCTTCTGCGTTCATGGCATCTGTGCCCGTTGCAGTGATAACTCTATTATTAGAACCATTAGACATGAAATCTGATACATCAACAGCAACTGCATCAGCAGTTACATCAATACCAGTTCCTGCGCCAACAGCTAAAGAACCCGATGTTGTAACGGATCCTGTTAATCCATTTCCTCCAGAAACAGAAGTAACTGTACCTGTATTTGTAGTAAATCCGCTATCATTATTAAATCCTGATATATTAATATTTGCTTTAGTTAATTTCTTTTGAGCACCAACTGAATCTACAACAGCAAAAAAATCACCATCTGCATCTGAAGTTGATGTAGTTAATTCGTCTAAATCTACAGCTAATGTTGGAGTAGATCCTTCACCAGAAGCTGCTCCTGTAATACCTTCTCCTGCAGTAATAGTTGCTACATAATCTCCAGTGGTATCTGTTGTTAAAGTAACTGTGTTTAAAGTTGCAATTGAACCT